GATTAGTATCAGCAAGATAACCAGCACCTTCTGTTGTAGATTCCACAGGTTTCCATTCATTAGCACCATCTGCTTTCACTTTAAATTGAATAGCACCTGTTCTACCAACGGAGAATTTAAGCCTAGAAATAGTTAACGTAGCAGTGTAGTCAGTTTCAGCTGCTTCAGGTCTGAAGTATAGTTTAGGGAGTGTTACATCAAAATCGTAACCATAACCTACAATAATACCATCAGCATAATCTGTAAACTTACCTTTGACTTCAAAGTACCTGTAACCTGTACCACCTTCGGTACGTTCTAAAGCCTCTGCATAATAACCTTCATCTGAATCAATAGCAGAAGCGGTACCTACATCTGCTGTAGGTATAGCCAAATACATCACAGCTTTTTTAGCATCAATGGGTGTGTATGGTACGTAGATTTTAGTGATGTCATTTGTCTCGTCATACACCACAGCATCTACAGAAGCGTGTGGTTTAACAGGACGTGTAGCCATATCAAGACAAGGTGTACCAGTCATACTACTGGTAGTAGCTATAACTTCTCCTGTAGGAATTTGGTCAAGTGTAATTTTACCGAGAGTATATTGATCCTCATGTTGTGAAACAATAAGAACATCATCATCGATAATATCTGTAGCTTGGATAGTACCAACCAATTGCCATTTAACCCATGCTTGGAATAGATCTCTTTCACCGTTGTTGTAGAACCTGTAAAGATACATATAGGATGTATCACGGTCTGTCAACATAACGACAGAGTTTTGCGGACTGACAGTAAGAGAATCTATAGTGTCAGGGATCCACTCTAACACAACCTTACTGATGTCTACCACCAGGGGGCTTTGCTCAATCTCACGGAGCTGAAGTGTAAATAGTTTAGAGTAACCAGGAACAGTGTTAACAAAGGCTGCAGTAGTACCTATATCAACAGGCGGGATACTAGACGACATTTCATAGTTTGAAATGGATCTGATTACAGCTGTCCTAGGTGTCAGGGTAGTTGCACTAGCAGCATATACTTGGAACTGTTGACGAGCACTAAACAGCATCAAACCTTGCGGAGAAGGCAGGACATCATTTAGAACAACAGGACGGATACTAGCAACGTTTAGGTCAATAGGATCTGAATCTACTTGTGTAAGAGCTGATTTAACAAAGAAGTTAAAAGAGTCATTAGCTACACCAAAGAATACATTATCTTCTGACAACATACCGAACCGGCTGTTGTAGAAAAAACTAGATGTAATTTTATGACCAATAAAAGATGGAGATGGGCTGCTGTTATCATCCCCTACCTGCCTATCTGTCCAAGCAACTGGTCCGAAGGTAAACGTAGTTGCACCAGTATTCTCTAACTGGTGTGGCATAGTAGCAGCATCTAGGCCAGGAGAAACATCTCTAGCTCTAGATTCTTTCCAATAACCTTTACCACGTGCACCATTAAAAGCATCAAACTCAAGAAAATAATCATCATCAGCTGAGTTAGTATTACGTACTTTGAGGTGATGCCCATCAAAAGATTCTACAGGCAGATCTGATGCAGTTGCAACACTGTCTTGAAAAGCTTCAATACCTGCATTACCTAGACCACCTTTAGCTTCAATAGTAAAGGCTGTAGCAGCTCCAGTAGGGGCTGTATAGTCTGTAACTACAGCATTAGTACCTGCATTACGTTTAATAACTAGGCTGTTTGTATAGGCTTCTAGAGACCACACACCAGCAAAGTCGGAATTATTAGCAGACTGCTGTGCTAAAATAGTGGCTCTAATTGCATCTATTAGATGAACACTTGTATCAACATCACTAGCGTCATATACAAGCATGTCGTCAAATGTTGTATCACTAGCTGCTGTTACTGTAGTTGTAATACCTTGAATAGTAACGCTGTAACCAAGGCTGTTAGTGACAGAATTAAGTTTTAAAGTACCTACAGAGTTAGCAGTATATGTATTATTAGCTCGCATAGCTGTAGTTACAGTTTTGTTAGTAATAACTGTAACGTCCTGAACACTGCGGAAATGGTAATCAGATTGGGCTGTACCAGTTAGATAGGAAGTACCATTGTTAGTTACGGTGCAAAAAGTACCATCCTCCTTTGTCCATACATAGAGATTAGTACCTTTAATTGCACCAACATATGAACCAGCATTATCTCGGTCGATGAAAAACCAAGAAGCACCTGCTAATTCTGACTTGGTAAATGCATCACCGTTTGCTTTTTTAAGTACGTTAACATGCTCCATACCAGGTCTTTTAAGGAGTCCATAGGTAGGGTCGGGGTACCCATTAATGCACTCAGTTACCTGGTTAGGTAGTTTTTTGTCATCATTCTGGCGTGATACACCACCCAGAAAATTAGGAATGTCTTGGGTAATTGCTGGCATTAGCGTTGCAAAGTATGGAACGGCTTGTAAGGACGGTAGAAGTTACCTGCTGCTGGAGATCCAAAGAACGTATAATCACCTTGATTACATTCGTATTCCATAGCCTGCGAGCGTGTAACAGCTTCTTTTTGTTGTAGAATTTGGTACTGGTTAGGATCACCAATAATACGGCTAGACACAATAGCAGCAGCTCTAGCTACAATGTGAGCTTGAATAGGGGCAGGGATATTCTCCCAGGTAAATTCCCACACAATGTCTACGTAAACATGCTCAGCTGTCCACTCATAAGAATGTTTCTTTTTGTCGTAGAGTTTGCCACCACGGAAGATAGCTTCTTTTTCAATGTTCTCAGGGTAGCCCTGGTTAAGATCCATCTGCAGAACATCTTCTGCAATTTTAATTTCGTTGTTATTGTCGGGTGTAATTTTATAATCGTATTCTGTATTGAAGGACCAGCCTTCAGCCTGTACCTCACGTGACACTTCTCTCAGGGTGTTGAGTGCAATCGCAACGTCCGGGTTGGTTTGAGTTTCAACTCTTGTAGTAACCTCACTACGAGTTAATGTACGTGACGATACAGTCTGTGAAATGTTCACAGTGTAGTTATACGTAACAGGATTAGTCGATTGTTCTACACCAGCAACAGAAATAGACGTACCATCTGTAACACCAGTTCCGCCGATATAAGTACCGACAGGGATATTAGCAGTTTCAGTAGTCAAAGTGGTGCCGGAGATAGAGCCGGTAAAACGACTAACTTCATTAACAACAAAGGTTTCTTCAGTTGTCAACGCGGTGACAGGAGCCTGACCAACTGACGCCAGGATCTGATTAACAGCTTTAAGCTCAGTGGAGCCAGTAGATAGGTAAGGCATAATTGATAATGAGTATTATTCTCAATAAAGAATTAAAAAAAAGGAGCCCCCGAAGAGGCTCCCATATAAGAAAGAATCAGAATGGAGAAGGCTTGGTAGCAGTACCAGCAAACAGCTCCACAGCAGCAGCGGGATTCAGGTAGTCGGCACCCATGGCCAAACGTCCCAGAATTACGTCACCCTGGTAGATCGTGGACACATCTCCACTGGTGACTTGCACCTGAGGAGCGATAGCTTCCACAACACCAGCAGCCTCACGCTGGAAGATGAGGCCACAGCTGTTAGCGAATTCGGTTTCTTCACCGTACTCGTTATCGCCGCCGACGCCGGTCACGTCGTTAGCCATATCTTCAATAGCTTCAGACACGAAGGTACCAGTGTTACCAGGATCGGTCACACCAGGGTTCGTGGCAGAACCAGTACCGTACTTGGTACCGTACTGAGAGAAGAACGGAATGTTCATGGACTTGTAGATCTTGATACCGGCGATCTCAATGATTCCGTTACCGCTTTGCAGCGCAGAACCTTGAGCATCACGGTTCACAAGACCGTTAGATCCAACAGCTTGGATCAATTCGTAGTATTGACGTGGGTTGAGAACCCCCACACGGCCGTCCTGACTGACACCCTTTTCATCGAGAGCAGCGGCAGCATCATAGAATGCAGAAACCAGTGCAGAGGAAGAGTAAGCGTCAGAAGCATTGGTCGTAGTACCAACACGGATCTGAGTACCACCAGGCTCAACATAGTTGGTCTTGGTGATCGGAGAAGGTTTACGTGCACCACGGGTGATGCTACGGAAGATCAGACGGTCATACTTTTGAGCCAGAGCATAGCCGATCTTACGGCTAATTTCAGAGCGCATGTCGTAATGCGAAAGAACTTCATCCAGCTCATACAGGAATGCACTGGAGATCAACAGGTCATCAACTGTGATGGTCTTCTCGGCCACCGGAGGTGCACCGTTGGAATCACCAAGGATGCTGTTGCCAGGCGTATGATATTCTGCCTTGGTACGACCAGTGTAGATGAACTGGAGAGACTTACCGTTGGTAAGCGTACGGCGCATAACAAGATCACGAGCGATCGCATTATGCTGGAAGCCCTTAAACATCTCACCAGAGAAGAGCTTCAAGTAAAGAGCGCGGGGATCAGTTCCGCCATTGTCTGCACCTGGGCGAGTCAGACTCGCAGCCGCGGCAGAAGATTGAAAAGCCATTTTAATTAAAGTAAATAAGTATTAAACAGACTTCAAACGTTTGAAAAATTTTTTGTGGTCTATTCCCACCGTCTAGACGGCGAAGGGTATCCGCGTACGGGCCAACGCCAATGCCAGGGGAGTCCTACTCCGAGGTGCTCCCCAAGCTATTACAGAAGTTCTTTAAGACACTTCTTTTGTTTGCGGCATTCTGGCTTTTTATCGCCACAATATCCACATCGTTTAAATACAACCTGAGTATCACCAGGCGTCAACGGAGTGACACTAGCTTTTACTTGATCAGATTGCATTGTCTGCGCACGCTTTCTTTTAGCTGGCATGTGTAGTTACTTTTTAATAAGTTGTTTATAAACTACACCACGATAGCGAAGAGCATCAACCTTGTAGTTGTCTGCTTTCTTCTTAGCGTTTGCGATGTAGCGGATAACGATGTTAGACATGAGTTCGTACAAGATAAACCTAAGCCCCGTTCCATG